CGCTGGGCAAACGCCATAAACGCCTTGCGGTATTCCAGAGTTGCATACGGGTCTTCATTCTCTCTGGTCTGGGTCTGGGCGGCAGGGGTGTTGAACGAGGCGGCAACAGCCCTGCCATTGTGAAGCACAGCTCCGGCAGGCGGTGTGGAACGCTGTTCAGCCTCATCCTGTGCCTGTCTTCCCTCCGTCGCAATTGCGTCAATCTCAGCCTGAACATCGGTAATGTCGGCGGTCAGGTCGTCGAGCTGGTCATTCAGGGAACGAACCTCATTCACGTCCTGAGACGCAAGGGCTTTCGCTTTGAGTTTTTCCCGCTTATCTTCCAGCCGCTTCTTGCGCTTTTCAAGGATTTCTTTTCTTTTCATCGTTTTAACCTCCTACAATAATTTTGGTCTTTTCTTTGAGCAATTCAAGCTCTGAACCGCTATCCAGCGGCTTGGCGGTCTGCTGTCTCGCTTTCTCCAAAGCTGACCGTGCGTTCTCCAACGCCTCCTTGCTTCTCGCCTGTATCTCAGTGGCTTCATAGGCAGGGAATGTCACTGCGCTAACTTCCACTACAGAACCTATTTCTTTGACACGCCTTGTCGGGTGTTCACTCTCAAGGTCGTCCCATTCCTCGTTATTCACGGAGAACATAAACGACATGCCGGTTATATCTCCCCGCTCCACGGCAGAGTAAAGGGAACGGGCTTCTGAATTGTTCTCGGTATCAAGGTGAACCGTGATACTCATACCCATATCATCAACCGTCAACAGCATGGTTGACCGTGAGTTATTACGCCGTGAACGTGCCAGCGGGATTTTACTCCGGTCGTGATTGACGAGGAACCGCACATCTGTCAGGTCGGTGGTATTCAACGCCCCCGCCTCAATGACTTCATCAAAGAAGCCAAGGTTTGTTCGGCTGTTATACACAATCGGTCTGCCAGTGATAACACTCCCCCGCTCGTCTGTTCCCGCTCTCACATCAAAGGTATATGACCGCCTTTCAAGCTCTTTTTTAGACATCTTCAACCCTCCTAAACATCTGTAACAGTGTCGGTCTTTTCCTCGTCAACCACATCGACGTTGATTTTGCCCATCTGATACTGATTTGCTTTGTCAGCGTCTACCCAGTTTAACGACATAAATCTTTTGCCCTCCAACTCAGGCAGAGGACGCAAGCCAAGGGCGACACGCTTTTCATTCTCAAAAAGTCCGCCTGTAGGTGACAACTGAGCTATCATTTCAAGGGTCTGGCTGACCGTCATGAAAATAAGCTCTTTCGGGTACAGCTCTATTTTGTTCCCGAATGCCCGTTCACGGCTTGTAAACATCTTCTTCGTGAATGCCTGAGATATAGCCAGTATCAGCGGCTCAAGGGTCTTTTGATAGAACGCCTCATACTGGTCTTTTGTATAATCGCCGGTCAGTATCGCCAGCGGTACACCCCAATTTCGCAGAATCTTTTCATCAATGAATTTCAAGGTCGCCGCATCGACGACAGCCGTCTTGCGTTCCAGTGGTGTAAATTCCGCTTTCAGGTCAAGCGGCAGGAATCCGCTCTCGGAATTTTTGAGCTTCTGTTCCATACTTTTTAAAGCCGCCGCTATCTTCCCGTCGTCAATCAGGGTATTATACTTCACAACCCCGTTGACGGCATATGAGGCGTTCATAGCCTTTGCTATGCCCTTTAAAAGATTGTAGTTGAGGTCAAGCGTGTCAAGTAGGGCTTGGTGGTCAGGCTGTCCCATGATATTCCCGCCCATATACTGATTGACAGAGTAGTTGTAGCGGATATGTATAACATCATCATAGGCAACCGTGGTGTTCTGTCCGTTCCAAAACCAGAACTTGACGAACAACCGCCCTGATCTGTCCTCTATAAAGTCAACCTGTGTCGGGTTGATTGGGTACAGCTCGTCATAATACCGCCGCTCCGCTCCCGTCTTATCATCCACCCATGTGTAATAGGTCGGGATGATAAAAGCGTTGTAATTCATCAACAGCAACCAGCAGACTTTTTCGAGAAATTCACTTGTCGTCATCAGCCGGTTGGGATTGTCAAGCACATCCTGAACATTACCCTTCACCGGCGTGGGGTCATTCCCTTTATAGCGGATATGTGTCGGGTTGAGCTTTTTCATTTCATCGACGATACATTTCAACGCCTGCTGTACCACATCAGAGGCATAGATGTTCGTCCCGAACTGTGAATATATCGGTGTAAAGCCGTCAAACGTCGGCGCGAATTTTGCGTCCTTTGGTGGCCGTTTGAGCAGCTTATCAAGCCAGCTCATAAAATCACCCTCCTATAATCTGCATAAAGTCAGTACGGTATCGGCGGTAAACCTCCGTGAGCATAATCAGCGTGACCGCTCCGTCAATCCTCTTGCTTTGCTGTCCCGCCGCCTTGACCGGCTGAATATTACCCACATTATCAACCTGACAACAGCAATTCCGCAGACACCATTTGTCAACAGCGTTCCCGCCGTAGTTTATCGCCCTGCTTTTCAAGTCTGCCTCGGTCAGCTTCATGGCGTTTGACAACGCCCGCCCCTGTGCCAGCATCTCAGTCTCGAACCCGTAATCATCACAACGGTCAATAAAGGTCTTTGCGTATCGCTGGTCATAGCCTATCTTGTAGGGCTTTATGCCGTAATCCTTAAACAGCCAGAAAAACCAGTCTGCAATCTGAGATATGTCAACCTCATTGCCCTCGTGGATAGTCACAAGCCGGTTTTTCGCCCAGCCCATGTAGTCGGCTTGCGCCTCTTTATCGTCGCTATCTTCGAGCTTGCTCTCCGGCAACCAGTAGTGTGAATAAACGTACTTAGTCTTTTCACCCGCTTTCATAAGCAGGATTTTTGCATTACAGAGGTCGGTCGTCGCCGCAAGGTCAACAGCTCCCAGACAGAACGCCCCTCGGAAGTCTTCTAAATCGTAAACCTCCTGTGGATAATCGTAATCCTCCAACATGAGCCAGCTTATAGCATTTGACTGAGGGATGTTGAAGTCCTTAGTCAGCATGTGAATACGGGTCGCCTTGTCATATTTGGCTGTCTCAATATCCCGCCTCAGCTTGCTGACCTTCTTAATACCGTACCTGATTGACGGGTTGGATTTCTCCCACGAGCTTTCGTCTTGCCATATCTCCTGCTCAGAATCCTGTTCAAAGAGGAACGCCAGAAAATGAATGTCGTCAATCTCCCCGTCAATCACCTTTTTGGCATAGCTGATTTTGTGGTCGAGATAACAGTCCCTATTGAATCCCTGTGTAGTGCAATTCATGAACAACGGTTCATCCTTTGAGGACATGCCACGCCAGCAAGCCTCGGCAACCTCAGACTGACCATTTTCTTCGGCTATATCGTGGCTTTCATCAAGGTACGTTTTCGATATATTGAATCCGTCCTTGTTTTGTGTTTTACTACTCAGGCGGTACACCGTTATGTTTTTCTTCTTGTTCCGAATCTCCGTCAGGTTATCACCCGTCAGAGCTTTTTTCGGGTCAAGCCGTGACCGCATACCCTTGATTTCATTCCAAATCAATCTGGCTTGTCGGTCATCGTTTGAAGCGCAGCATATATCCATACCGCCCTCGCCAACAAACAGGTCATACATGCCATCACCGGCGAACATGGTTGATTTTCCGTTCTTTCGGGCGACTTCCAAAAGTCCCTCGGTGAACCGCCTTAGCCCCGTATCAGCCATTTTAAAGCTATACAGAGCTTCCCACCACGCTTTTTGCCACGGTGTCAGCTTCAACGGTTGCATATAGTAGGGCTGTTTGGATTGTAGGCAAAGAGCCTCCTGAAACTGGAAACGCTTGTGCGCCTCCCTCGTATCATAGATAAACCGCTCGTCATTCAGGTCACGGACAAGGTTCTTGATCTGCTTACGCAAGTAGTGACCTCCGACAACCTGACCGCCCTTTATCAGCTCCCAATATTCAAGCAGATAATTCTTGTCATCCGTCAACTGTAAAAGCCTCCAACCGCCGCAACAGCTCGTCCTGTGCGTCCGTCTCCACTTTCCGCAGGCAATTCAGCAGGATTCGCAAGGCGTTCATGTAGCTTGCCGCATACTCCTTGTACAGCCTCGCCGCAGGCGTGATTTTTTGCTTCTGAGGGTCTTTCGGATGGATAGCGATAAACGGTAGACCTTTCAGCCGCTCCATTTCAGCCTCGTAATAGACAACATCGTCAATGAGCTTGTCAACCAGCTTTTTTTCGCTCTCGTCCACGTCCCTGAATATCTCGTCCAGCTCCGCCCGTCTTTTCTTTTCATCCACCTTTTTCGCCTCTTTTCAGGTCATTTTCGATTTTTTCAGCGAGGATTTTGGAAAAAATTCAATTTTTGGATTTTTACACAAAATAAGTACCCTCCTAACAGTCCCCCAAGGGCTTTTGAATCAGCGATAGGGGGGGTGGTTATTCCGTGTAATCCTCGAACCAATCCTCGATATATCCCTTCCATGCCTCATTGTGCGCTCGTGACAAGCATGTTTCCTTGTCCGCCTCAATATATATCGGCTCCGCTCTCAGCATTTCACAGAGCCTTGTACGCTCTGTAGCAAGAGGATAACCGCC